TCTCTGAGTGCTGTGAGGGTTTTTTCAAGCCCATGTTTTCTCCCATTTGTTAATTCATTATCCATAATACCTGTAAGACTAACACCAAGAAGTCTTTCTTCTTCTGTGTTCTTCTGCCATATCTTTCGTAGGTATGGAAACTTAGTAAGAGTAGACTGTGCTGTGCCAAGTATGGTAGCCAACATAACCTTTCTTTTTAGATCATCAAATCTATCTTTGGCTCTTACTACAACCTCTGTAAGATTACAGAACTGGTAAGGACGTAGTATAATTTCACTACAAGGGTTAGTACCAAAATTAATATAACATGATGAATCTCTACGTGGGTGCATTGTATACTGTGAATCTGAATCGTCAAGCAACGACATCTCATGTAACTTTCTACGACCATTCTTTGACGCTTGTTTTATAGCAGATTGACGATTAAATATACCACGTTCTCCTGACTTAGATTCCACAAGAGATGTCCACTCACGTAAAAATGTTTCACCATCAGGCTTATCTGTGTAACAGACAGAGTTGTTAGCAAGTGCCATCTGTGGTGCTGTCTCCGACCACATACCAGACTTAGCATGTCTCATCCGTCCATCAGAAAGGTTAGACAAACTAATCATAGCTGATCGCCTTACACCACCAGAGACTACAACTTCCCCAACCTTACACATAAGATTATGACAGTCGTAGCTAGATAGCTTACGTCCTGCATTATCTTTAAATAGTGACACAGTAAAGTTAAATAAATCTACAAGAGGGGCAGGACCACTAGCTCTACCACCGAACACTTTGAGTCTAGCCCCTGCAGGTCTTACCTTTGACATGTCCCACACAGGAACTTCCCCCATATACAGATGTCCTATCAGCTTACGTAAGGCTCTTGCCCAACCTTCTTTGCTGTCCTGTACCTGTATGCATGTGTCTACATGATCTAACTTCTGTGGTATCTCTGGTAGCTGTAGTACATACTGTCTCTCAACAGAGAAGCCAACACCTGTACCACATAATAATATATACATAGCTTCGTCAAAAGCTTTTGGATCGTCAACAGGCAGATAGCTACAGTTGTATCCTGCTGTGTTGTCTCTCTCAAGAGCAGGTCCTGCTGTCATTAAAGCTCTCATAGAAGGCATAACTTCTAGCTTAGTTATAGCATCCTTAATTTGTACAAGGGGAAGATGCCCCTGCACTTTCTGTGACATATACGACACGTATCTATCCACAGTTTCTTCCCATGTTTCCCTTCTGTTCTCTTCGTCTATCCACCTAGCGTATCTAGATATTGCAATAAATTTTTGATAATCATTCATGTTTAATTCTCCATTGTTATTTTTATATGTTTTACTTTTAGCCCATCAATATCATAGATAAACTCTTCTAATGCTTCCTGTATCTCTTCGCTAGGATCACCGTCAGCAGGGATAGGATATTCATCCTTATCTATATCTAATGTTAGAAATACTTTAACAACCATTGTCCAACTCTATACCAAAGCTAGTAAACACATCAGTCGAATCTTTACTACCTTTTTTTACTTCAATTAACTTATTGAGATACCACTGTGCTTTCTCTAAATCCTGCACACCGTTCTTGTATCGGTATCTCCAAAGGTACTTCATTATATTACCTTGTAGATAATACTCGTAGCCTTCTCCTGTAGCCGATTGAATAGCTTCAATACATTCTACACCAAACTTATTATAATGTGGTGGACTATTTACCATATCTTTATCCTTACAATTCATTTCCCATTTTGCCATATTATGCGCTCCCATCTGTATCGTTGTTAAAGTTTATCTTAATAATATTATCTTTCCGTCCTATTACTTTACCATTCTTTTTGGGAGGGTCAATCTCTTTTTGTATAATATCCCAAAGTTTATTTCTTGACTCTTCATCTTCTTCCATAAGAACAGGACAGGCTAGAATCATTCGTACAAAATCCATAAGAGAGAAATAATCCTCATCGTTCAACGGACTATGATCGAAAGAATCTACTGTAAGGTTTATACTACCTGTCCATTTATCGTCCTTTATCTCTGGCGATATGCGTATGCACATTTCTTCGTCTTTGAATCCTAGAAAGTTTAATGTTTTATTATTCATACTTTTTTATTCCTAAACTGTATAACTTTTGGGTGTTCTTTCTTACCTCTTTTCTTCAGCCATTTCTCTGGTATGACTCTGTTACAATACAGAAAGCCATGCTTCTCGCACCATTTGCCATAAGAAGTTTTAGAACCCTTCCTTAACTTACTATTTTCATTTTCAAACACAAACCTAATGTCTAATTTAGGATGTTGCTTCTTTATTAAAATATGCTTGCGTCTATCAGCCACAGTAAACCTGCCTTTAGTTTCTATGATTATACCATTCGGCAAAACAAAGTCAGGAGTATACATTCTGTAAGCTAGGTCTTCCCACTCTATCTTCATACCTTCGTATATAAATGGAATGGAGAGTTCTTTCAACTCCTCTGCGATCTTTACCTCAAGACCACTACGGAAACCTAGCCTACGTGCTACTTTATATTTGGAAGAAGCGTACACTTACCACCAGACAGATGTAGATCTACCAAACGGAAAGGCTTTCAACCCAAGAGCTTTTAGCTCGTCATTAAGAGCTTCGTCTGCAGATTTTCTAGCATCCATTGCTATCTTCAAACCTTCATACTTTCTCTCACGATAAGCTTTCTTCATCTCCATAAGTTGCTTTTCCATTTCGCTAATTTCACTAGCCATTTCATCTAGTGTGGTGTTAGATTTATCATTCATGCTACATTCTCCTTTCCTATACTAACATATGAAACAATTTTAGGTTCTTTAGCTTTGGACAACAGGGAAGGTAGTTCTTGTAAATTCTCCCAACATGAATTTTTATATCGGCAGAAAGAACAAGTTGTACCTAAAACCCTATTGCCTGTAGCTTTACCTCTGAAGGTTTCCTCTACAGACTCAAAACATCTTTTAAACACATTACTCTTTACTACATTGACGTTTGTTTTGAGCTTTTTAACTTCTTCATCTACGTCAATATTACTTGCAGGTACGTACTTGAACTGACCATTGGCTTTGTTTACAACCCACCAACCACCTGCTTTCTTACCAGAAGCTTTGGCATAACCTGCCAACTGCCCCACGTAACCAAAAGGATCTTCTTCGGCAAGGGTATCATAAGATTCGAACTTATTTCTGTACGACCAATCTGAAGCAGACTTTATATCGTCAACTGCATCATCTAATATTAAATCGTATGTACCACTTACTTTAGTTTCACCTAGATCTAAAGACACCTTATCGGAATCCTTAAATTTCACTTTAGCTTCTTTCATCAATCCTTTGAATACAGCTTCAACTATATCGCCAAGCATCATGTTCATCACGAATGTTGTAGGCAGAGGGTCTGCGTAATCTGGCATGTTCTTTTCAAACCAGAGTTGGCAAGATGGTCTGCCTACATTTGACATACGTAGTTGAAACTCTCTGCGTTTAGTCTTCTTACCAAACTGACGATTCAAGGCTTCTCCTATGTCTTTCTTAATACCTGCGATGGTTTTAGCAGACATAGAAGTTTTGCCATTGGTTGCATCTTCAAGGTACTGATGCAGAGCTATTTCAGAGGGATGGTTCATTCGAATGGAATCTCCTCTGTTTCTACCAAGTCTTGAACGATGTCCATATCCATGTCCTCTTTCTTACGAGAGTTCTCGTTCCAAGCATTGATTATGTAGTCATTGTAATTATCAATCCACTGCATGAAATCGGCAAAGGTTTGCTGATCTTCTTCAGATAGCTTGATAATGCTTGTGAGGTTAAGAGACACAGATGGTATATAGAAACTATTACCATTGGGTAACTTTCTCTGCTCTGTAGCCACTTCGATGTTGTGTTGTGGTGGTAATCTCTTCATCTTGGAAAGCTTTACGAAACAGTTGCCAAGTATTTTAAAAGCATCTCTGTTCTCGACTTCCCAGATGAAAGGAGTAACACCCACCTCAACGCTATCCCCACTAGCATTAACAGGATTGACCAACTCAACTGTGCCTAGTATAACACGGACTCTTTTGATCTGCTTGATAAGATCCTGTGTGGATTGGTCAAGAGCTTTGAAGTCTTGAATGAACCCTGCAGGTTTACCACAGTTAAAGCCACCATCATTGTCCTTGAGGTCAACATTAAGATTGTCATTCATAA